TCAAACTTGGAGAAAAGTTATGTCTTATCCGCGTTCCCGCAGTGAATCGAGTGGTTGGTTATATAAAACCGGCCATTTCTCCACTGTTGGAGTTAATCATTCGTATTCGGACGATTACCCTTTTAGTTACAATTTCGAGATCTTCTCGAAAACGATGCAGGATACTGTTACTCCTGACTATTCGCAAAAGATCGCGAATGGTGAGGTTGTTAACCATCCTATGCACTTTACACACTGGCACCATGAATTTGGTGACGGTGTATCAAGCTACTCTTATACCACTTCTGGTAGAGAGTATCGTGTAACTGTTGAGTCTTCGCCTGAACGTGAATACGGACAAGGCGCCTTGATGGTTCTTCCTACTGCTCCAGCCTCTGCGGCTGATGCAAGAAGAAGAGCCCTTGCCAATGTTGATAGTACTCCGCATGCAATGCTTGAGGATGTCTTTGAAATTAGACAGACTCTTAAGTTTTTGCGAAACCCCCTACTCGGCCTCTTAGAGCTTTCAAAAGCTTTTAAGTTGGCTGTCAAGCGTCTTCAACGAATTAGGAAACTAACTCGTGCTGAAGCGCTTGCGTCGGTTTGGCTACAATATCGTTTCGCTGTTACACCACTGGTGAATAGCGCTTACAATGTTGTAGATGGTCTTGGCTCTTTTGGAGAGTCTCGGCCAAAGAACCGACGGGCAAGGGGAAAAAGTGAGAATTCGAAAACCGTTTCTGATACTTACACTCCGAACAATTCTTGGAGCCGAAAGGCTACTCGAACTGAGTCGGTTAGTGCAGGTATTGGATATACAGTCTCGAATCCCGCTGCAGAGTGGCGATATGTCTTCGGGTTAAGGTCGAAAGACCTCCCTCTAGCTATGTGGCAAGTTGTGCCTCTTAGTTTTATGGTCGATAGGGTTGCTGATATTTCCGGTATGATTGCCGGACTCACCAACCTTCTCGATCCAGACATTTCCATTAGGTACGCCTGGGTAACCACTAAAACGGAAGACATTTATGTCAACATTTTATTGGATGCACCTTGGCGCCAGGACTTCGTCTCATCCGGGAAAGGGTATAAGTATAATAACTTTACCTATGACCGGATCAGTTGGGTTCCTAGTGGCATCGATACTATTCCGACAATTAACTTGTCTGGATTAGTGTCTGATGTCACGAAAATAACGGATCTCGTCGCGCTGATAGTTCAAAACTTTCAGCGCTAGAGGTCTATCTTTTAAACTAATAGGAGCATATTATGCCTCAAATTAAAGATGCCAGCATTTCAGTTGGCGGCACTGCAATAAGTGTCACAGGTGGTACTGCTACCACATTAAAGTCCCTCGGTCAAAATCTAGATGAACATATTGTTTATGTAGATGATGGCCTTGGAGCGCAACTGCGCCCCACTGTCTCGTTTAAAGTCACGAGACCGAAGGCATCAGCAACTGCACCAAGTGGTTTTACCCAAGCTAGAACACAAGTTGTGTTCAAACAGCCGATGGTATTAGCCACAGGTGAATTAGTCGTGAATACTTTCCGAGCTACTATCGCTGTCGACGTTGAAACGTCTGAAGCGGAAATAGATCAGCTAGTAAACACGGCCTCTCAGTTGCTAGGAGATGCGGATTTTAGCGATGCGTATAATGCCCAGAGTGTCGACTAAACGTCGTCAGATCTGGCTTTATTTTTGGACTCGTTATAAAGCGCTTTTTTGGCGTCTTATAATCAGTCTCATCGTAAAATTTGCACTACTTTAGTGTGTTCAATTTAACCTTACTATAGGATTTAATCCATGAATAGGAAAAAGAGAAGTACCACACGAGGTCCAAGTGAAAACTTTGGGCTTCGGGCTGATCGAGTTATAACAACTCTCGATCAGTTTGTTCGTCGCGATCTTAGGATGCCCCTCACGGGCCTTCCTCTCGATGCGGCGTGTTTTGTTAGAGAATGCCAGGCGACTGCTACTTTAAAAAAGTACAAGTACCTGGATGATGGCGCGGATCTTCGTGAACTTGCGTTCGCTAAGTTTCGCTCCATCAATAGCCATATGCAAAATTTGGAGGCTTTGAACTCTCCTCCTCTTACATTGGCTCATACAAATCTCTCTGTGTACCACCGCCAGCTCCTTCGAGCTCGCGCGACGGCACATGAGATTTTATATGAATTGGATATCGACACATTTTTTGCTTTTTGCAAGCATAGTGGCGGAGTTTCTCAGGGTATTAAATACTCTGATTGCTCTATGGAACGTAAGTTCCAATATCCAATCTCTACAACACGTTTAGCAAGACCTTTGCTAGATGCGTATTTTTGTTATGACACTATGTGTGACAACGCGGTTCAGCACCTGAATCGTATGGACCTTAACGGTCCTAAATACGAGTTAGTAAAGGCGTCGCGGGCTACGACGGTCCCAAAGACCAATAAGATTGATCGCATGATCGCCATTGAACCTACTGCAAATATGTTTTTGCAACAGGGTTTGATGGAATACATGTACAGTCTTATGAAGTCTTTCGGCTTAGACGTTAGTCGCCTACCCGATAAACATAAATTATTGGCAAAGAAAGGTTCAATCGATGGCTCTTTGGCCACCATTGACTTTTCCTCCGCTTCTGATTGTTTATCGATCGATTTAGTCAGGTTTCTACTCCCGACTAAGTGGTTCAATTTGTTGAATCAAGTTCGTTGTTCCGCTATGACTCTAAATGAAGAGTCCGTGGAATTGAATATGTTTTCAACAATGGGTAACGCGACGACCTTTCCATTGGAAAGTATCGTCTTCTATTGCCTGGCTACTGCCAGCCTTCACACCCATGACAAGAAGCATTCAGCTTCTCTGTTATGCCCGGTTTATGTCAAACATGACATATCCGTTTTTGGTGATGATTGCATCGTTCCAACTCGTTCAGCAGATTCTTTTATGGATCTTGCGACGCGGGTTGGCTTTATAGTGAACTCTGAAAAGAGCCACTATAGAGCCGACGATGGCTTTAGAGAGTCCTGTGGAGGTGATTACCTCCGCGGGACTGATGTTCGGCCGTTTTGTATAAAACGACCTACCTCAAACACTGAGCAGGCATTCATCGCATGGTTATACAATGCTTTAAATCAGGTCTTAGAGAAGTACATCTTGTACTTCGGGCCCTTAAAGTATGTGTATAATCGCCATGCGATTGCATATCTGTTCCGTGTTATCAGACGTTACCGAGAATACCCTTTCTTGGTACCCGATGACTTTCCTTCGGACGCTGGTCTCCAATTGTCTCTTGACAATAAGAGAATCAGCGCCTGTTATTCTGTAAATTTCAACAGGATAACGAAAGATGAACATGGTACCGTTTTCTTTAACTTCCTTAATTTCCGCTTTAAGCAGAAGTCGAGGCAGGATGATTTCATACGACTTGCATTTGACCTTAAAGTCAGATACGCGTCGGAGAGATCACTGGGAAAACGGTCCTTGTTCAATCCCATCCGAAGGATAGGAGGATACGTTGTAGCTAGGACTTCTTCTGGCCATTGGCCAGTCGAAGTCTAACCGAAAGGTTGTTCGAAAGTTGCAGGTGC